ATGCTGGTGCAACGGCACTGATGGTGTGATTCAACCCGCTCGCCAACCTCCATCCGCGTGCCATGCAGCGCCAGACACGCCATGCATATCCGCGAATCCAACGTCCCGATGCGCACCACATGACTGAGCATATCCGCGTTGGCACTCTGGTGGATCGCCGTTGCGGATCGATAGCTTTCGAGATATAGCGTGCGCAATGCGTTGTTCGCCGCCGCCGCTGTCAGACCGGGTAACTCTCGCCTCAGTGTCCGTGCCGCTGTCAGTGCGTTTTTTCCGGCTGCAAGGTCTGCCAGCACCCGTCCCTGAATGCGATTCTTCGCATCTTGAACAATGCCCTTCCAAACAGCACTGACCGTCTCTCCTAGCGCATCCCGATCATGGAGATACCCTATCGCGCCCCGCACCGCGTCAATACTTGGCACGTTCCATTCCGCTGCCAAGCTTGCCGAAGTCGCCCCCGATAAAATCTTCGTCAGCCGCCCTGCTACGTCAATGCTGACGTTTGCCGCTTGTTCCGCCGTCTTGTCATACGCACTTTCCTGCCCTCTCAAAAGCGCCCCGACGCGGCGCATGACCCGCTTGAACGCCGGATCGTCAAGAACTGTCTCACCCCTTATCTCGCTTTTCTCTAATGCGCTCAAAAGGCGCTTCAGCTGTGTATCCCGTCCAAACGACTCGTTCATGCCTGTCAGAAAAGGCGTCATCAAGCGTCGATAGGGAGCGTCAAGAAACTCCCTCAGATAGTCACGGACATTCGCCGCTCGCCGTTGACCCGGTGCGCCCATACTACGCCTCCGTGTCGAGGCTTAATGCCGCGTCAAAGTTCGGCAGACTGCCAATTTGACTGAGTGCCAGCGCCTGCTTATCGTCCTCAAGCTCTTGCAAGATGCGCTGAACTTCATCTGCCGACCAACCCTGTGTTGCCGCGATCATCGACAAAAATGCCCGATTGCTCAGCCGCCCCGTCTCGGCAATTGCTACCGCATCCCGAATGACTTGGCTATCCGCACGAAGGTTGGCATCCTTCCAGGAGATCGAGAGTGCCTGCGTGTAGTCTGGCGGGCGTACAAAGCTATAAGCATCCTCGACTTCCCACGCCATATCGAATATTCGCCGCCACATCGCGCCGAACGATTTCTGTGCCGCCTCCACCTTGCCGATCATCGTCACTTCCCGCGCTGCGAACGCCTCCCCGCTCAGATTGTCCGCATCGAACAATTCCGGCGCTGGCGTTCCGGTGACGTTCCCGATCTCCATGCGCAAATGACGCGCCGTGTTCATGAGAGCGTCTAGTGAACCTTCCGGCAAGGTCTCCATCTTCGCTTGTTGTTCCCGATCCATCCCCCCTGCCCCAACCAAAATAATGTCACCCGGCTTGATACCCTGTGCGCGTGGATCGGGGTCAAAACCATAGGCAATGCGCAACGGGAATCCCGTCTTTTCGCTTGTGGAAATCAAACTCCACAGCGTTCGGTTAAGCGCGTCCTGCAAAGGCATAGCGTTCGCCGCCTCACTGATCCCAAAATTCTTGCGCCCTCGGTTCTTGAAGTGGAAAATCGGTATTCCCAATGGCGATCCATCACGCTTTGTCCATGCATGAACGTGTGTCGTTTCACCGCTCTGCGCGTTGATATAGGGTTGGATCGCTGCCCCACTTTTTTCCGAGAAAAACTTCTCGATACGGTCAGCATAGTAAATGTTGATCCGTACTCGGTTTGCAAACTCAATCTTTCCCACATGGTCAAGGCGAAACACCTCTGACCAAATCTTGATCGCACAGACCATGACAGGGCTGCTATCGGATTCGTAGATCGGGATAATGCCATCGCATCCGTCATACGCAAGCTGCGGGATGATATGAGCATTCTTTCCGTTGTGGGCGACCATCACGAATCCATCACCATCAAGCAACGTGGCGAGATGAACATCCCGCTGAATTTCGTCAAAGCTCACCCTCTCTAGCAATGCCTGAAGCCATTCCGTTGCCGCGTCATTGTCTGCCCGCACATCACTGACCAACAGCCGGTTGGTCATTGCGTCCACCACAACAGGAATGTAGTTGCTGTTGAATACGTCAGCGCTCTGCGAGATGCGCAGCATGTCTCGCATATCGTCCGTCAGTGCCGCGTCATGCGTTCCGTCGTAGTAGTCTCGCAAACGAGACACATGCTCGCCGCGCTCTCCCCATTCCCCAACCATGCCCTCGTAGGCAATCCGGCTATGAATCGCTCCAGCGATACTGGATAACAGTCCACTGTTGGCAGTTAATGCCGTCACGCTGCTTGTTCGCATGATAATCACCCTTTTCCTGATCTACCCACTGTAAGCGATCTGAGCGCGAAAGCGCGGGCGTGCGCCATGCTCAGCGCTACTGCCGCATCGATCTTCAGACTCGCCGCCCGTTTTACAATCCGCATCCGTTCGCCGCTTGTCTCGGCGTTCGCATTCTCGACATGCGCCGTTAGTTCATGGTGCCCGCCATGAACAATGCGCCGATCTCGTATCGCATCGTACAACTGCTTATCCGCCAAAAGCCTGTCCTGACCCTGATCAAAGATGCGAAACCTCAGCCCATCACGCTTCAAGCGGGTCGCCATATCGTGCAATTGGTACGGGTCATAGGCAAACTCAATCACGTTATAAGCCGCCGCCAGCGCCCGCAGCACGCTCTCTGGTTCACTAAAATCCAGCGTTCCGTGTGGCGGCGGCGTGAAGATGCGCACATAGCGGATGTAGATTAGATCGTCCTTCCGCGTCACCCCCACCAACGCGAAACAGTCATTCGACACGCCCGCGTCAACGCCGACGATCATCGGATCGCGATCATTGAATTGCGGCAGGTCACTCGACCTGCAACCTTCCCACCATTCCGCCGTAACAAAAATATTCTGCGACCTGCCCCACCGATTCCGGTGCATCCGCTCAAATTCAACGGGCGGCAGCACCTTTGCTTCGCTCTCATAATAGTCCGCCGTTTGCCACTCCATGCGCGGCTTCGTGTTCCACAGACAGAGAAGTGATCCGCTGCTGTAAAGCTCCAGATCATCCGGCGCTTCCGCGTCAGCAAGGGTAAGCCGTTTCTCTGGGCGGACGCACTCATCATAAAGCTGTTCAAGGATGGGCGACTCGCCGTTGTGTCCGGCGTAGGTGTCGATCCACCGCTGCGCTCTACCGTATTTCGTCGGCGGGATTGTCATTTCCGACCACATGCGCTGGCTTGCCTTGCTGCTTGCCGCGTGCAGTTCGGTAAACTCGATGAAATCATCGTTCCCCCCCGCCTCACCGCTAGGGTCAACCGGAACAGCCTCAATCACCGTATGGTTCACCAGACTGATTTTGTAATTGCGGATTGTTGCCCGGCTGCTAAGGTCAGGGTTTAGCTCGATTGCTCGGCGGATATAGTAGAAAACGCGGCTGTCTGCTTGTTTAAGGTCGTTCGCCACAATCTTGAACGATCCATACGGCGTGTGGAGCGCACGATACAGCACCACCGCACCCGCAATGCTCGATTTTGCCGACTTCTTGATGTCCGACCAAACTATCGTGTCGTAGACGAACCTTCCCTCCCCGTCTGTCCGGCACGCCTCCCTAAGTACCGCCCGCTGGTACGGCGCAAGGGGCATCGCGGGGCGCATCTCGCTCAATCGCTCAGGGATGAAAAAATGGCGCTCGATCCACGTCACCACGTCAAGCCCATCATCCGCATTTGCCCCCAAGCCAAGACGCCGGAGGATGCGCTTGGCAAAATCGCTTTCGGCACTGGAGATAATCGGATGATCAGACATCAGTTGGCACCCAACTCGGCATACATTGCCTGAAAAACACCTACGGCGTCCAGTCCGCGTTGGCGGATTCGCTCAAGCAAGTTGGGCATAATCTGAACAATCTCGGTGGGTAAACCTCGCAAGAGGCGCATTTTGTCGATTGCGATACCCGCCGCCGTCATTGCCTGCTGACCATTCATGCTACTCACAACCTCCTGCCGGAGCGCGTGCTGGACAAATCGCTGTGCCGCCAATTCCAATTGTTCATCAAGTTTTTGTGCGGCTTCCGGTTGAAGCGCCAGCAATTCAGCCGCGTCAGAGCGTTTTTTCTCTCTCTTTTGGGGCTGACGCGCTGACGCGCTGACGGGTGATTTGGACGAAGGTTTTTTCGGCTGAGGATCATGGGGCGCTTCCGTCAGCCCCTTCAGCCACCGCCAAACAGTGGATCGGGGCAGCTTCGGCGCGTCCAACGCCGCCCGAATATCCTCCATTGTCCTCGAAGTGAGTTCGTTGTTAGATCGTTTCGCAATCTCCAGCGCGAAAGCAATCTGTCCGTGATTGTAGGGCATGGCTAATCTCGCTATCCTATTGTCGCTGAGGCGTTCTGTATCTCTGCCATCATCGCCTTGATCAGCGCCGCTATGTCGATTCCTGCTTCCTCCGTCACGCGCCGCAAATCGTCAAACTTCGCGCTGAATCGGGTGGGCGCGTCTAACCCCAAATACCTCGCCCGCCGTTCCATGATTTTGAGTAACCGATCCACTGCCTCCAGCTTGCCGTTTTGTACATCCTCGAATATGGCGTTCAGTGCGGTATCCAGCCGCTTCAATTCAAGCGAAACGTGACGATGCGAGACAATCCGCGTCGGGGCTTGTGACGAATAAACATGAGTTGTCTCCCCTCTGCTTGTTATCTGTGTTACCCCGCGCAGGCGATCTGCATACTCAGGTAAAGCGTGACTCAATGCGAAAATCCAATTGCATCGCGCCGTTGCTTTACGAAGAACTGCTGCTACCTGTTCATCCGTCAACTGTTGGAATGTAGGTCGATCCCAGTCAAACAAGCGATCTAATTTGCCTATATCTCGCTGAAATGCCTTGTCCGTACTGAAAAATGGAGGGCATAAGATAAATCCCGCATCCTCCGGCACATCATCGATCCATTCCGCCACATCTCGGCAAGCGAAACTCGCCAACCTCAGCGGAGTGCCTTCGATCTTTTCCCTCGTTTTCTGGTGGAGTGTGTCCCACTGTTTTCGCAGCCCCGCATACACCCTCTGATGATACGCCCCCTGCTTGATTGTCCCTTCCGCACTGATCAACGGTATCAACGCCGTTGCCAGCATCACGGTAGCAAGGGCGTGGGACGGTGTGCGCAGATATTCCTCTAGCCAACCAAACTCGCTTTGTGCGTCCATTGCTAAAGCCAAGCGGAGTGGCGATCCGGCGAAATACGCGCCAACTGCGGACGAGTAAATCGTGATGTCGTTGCTATGCAAATCAAATCGGTTCAGACCCGCAAGCAACCGCTCAATCGTGAAGTTTCCCGAACAGCCGACATAGACCGCCTTGCATGTCCATCCTCGTACATGCTCCATGACGATTTTTTGAACATGCGAAGGGATCGAACCGTAAAACAAGCGAACCTCCATACCAGAAAGCGGGTCGCCGGAATCGAACTCGGCGTCTCAGCGCTGGAGGCGCTGCGTGCTGCCATTGCAACCAGACCCGCGCAACTACACAATAACAAGAAACGGAAATGGCGTACAGATAGACACTCGTTCATCTATCAAAACCTATCACAACCGCCATTTACCCTGTCATAGAGCCAAATTCACCCTTGACGCAAAATTCTTTGGGATGTACAATGTTATTTGTATCATGCAAACACAAGAAGGGACACAACGTATGAACACGGTAGAAATTCGGGATATTTCGGCAGCATCTATCAGAATCACAGGTCTCAATGACCGCAAGAAGTTTGACAAGACGAAACTTGAGTTGTTGGCGGCGAGCATCCGCGAGAACGGCTTGCTTAACCCCATCACCATTTGCCCTGACGGGGACGGGTTCAAGCTGGTCGCCGGAGAGCGGCGCTTTCGGGCAATGACCGAGGTGCTTGGATGGGATTTAATTCCCTGCATCATCCGTGAACTGACTGATGAAGAATTCTCGCAAGCAATGCTTGCCGAGAACACCGGACGCCTTGACCTAGACGTAATCGAGGAGGCAAACGCCTATCAGTCACGTCTTGATAACGGTTGGTCAAAGACCAAAATTGCCGAAGTCGCCGGAGTGTCGGTGGAGCGGATCAACAAGCGGATCAAGCTGCTTAACCTAACCTGTGACATTCAGCACATGATCGCAGCAGGGTCATTCCCCCTCGGTCATGCCGAAGCCCTCGCAGACATTGACCGCAACCGCCAATTGCTGGTGATCAAACTCTGGAATCAGAAGCCCGGCATCAGCCTGACGTACTTCAGAGAAATCGTCAAGCAGTATCGGGCGGCGCAGGAGCAGGAAGCACTATTTGACCTAGACAACTTTTGGGTTGAGCAAGTCAAAAAGGATGATCTACCTCGCAAGGGCAAGCGAGCAGTCACAGGGGCGCCCACCCGCCGAGACATTCCCCCCGTGCGGGGATTAGGCGGGCGCTTGGAGACAGTGGGATCGGTCTTGGATCGCTACATTGCCGACCTCCTAAAAGCTGGATTTTCCGGCGAGGCGGCAGTGATCGGCAATCTCTATGACGCACTTGCTCACACTAACCTTGTGAGCGTTCCAGAGGACGCCGAACTTCTCAAAATTCAGAGCCAGCCTGATGAAAAAGGAGAGTCTGACAATGCCTAGTATCTATACCATCGGGTACACAGGCAGAACCCCTGCCGAAATACTACTGATTGCCGAGTCGCTGGACGCCGACATTATTGATGTTCGCCTCAATCCCCGCTCTCGCCACCCCCGCTGGAATAAGTCCTCCCTCCAAGTCAGCCTGGGGGGAAGATACCAGCACTGGCAATGTTTCGGAAACCTACTCTACAAAGAGAGAGGGATGCAGATTGCCGACCATTTTGCCGGACGTGATAAAATGCATCAGATGAAGCGGAATGTCATCCTGATGTGTGGCTGTGCGGATTTTGCGACCTGCCACCGTGCAGAGTTGGTCAAGTTGCTCACAGCGGATGGGTTCGTTTACGGCGGCGAAGCTGATGAAGCAGTAAGTGGTGAGTTTGCCCAGATGACCCTTTTTGGCGATTCATCCCCCACACCAAAGAAGAAAAAGGTAAGCAGGCTATTCGAATCATAGTGTAGAACTCGCTTTTTGACATATAGGGACAAAATCGAATCATGGTGTGGACAGACAATCTTATCGGATGTAAAATACACATCAAGATTCGATTTCGTGGAGGTAACGCAATGGCTGAAAATGAAAACAATATGAACAAATCAGAGAGTTCCGCAGTTCCATACAAGCTAATAAAAGCTGATTCAGTAGTTGTGACGTGCGGATGCTGTGGAAGATGGTTGGGCAGAATGCCTAAGTTTTTAGGTATTGAAGGCGAATGGGACTGCGAGTGCGGATGTACGTCTGTCAAGGTTCGTGACGGACGACCATATGGTCCAAAAAGCCGTGAGTGGACGCGGGTAAATGGCGAGTTTAACGACTTATGGCGCTTTATCGAAGAAGTTGACGACGTGACTACCGAGCCGCCATTCCGAAGTCTTGATGCCCCCTGAATGAAGTATGCCCGCCGCTCGCGCTTGATCACATTCTCCAAAATGAACGTCACGATGCTGCTGCTGCGCCCCAACCTGTGAGGCGCTACGCATACCAGCACGTCAAAATTGCCCGTAATCCAATGCTGGCGGAGCTTGTGGTATGCCGTGACGCCAATTGCCGCGTAATCTTCAAAGAGCGTAAAAATGTCCGTCTCAGAGCGGCTATGACCATGAATTGAGAGGGTCTCGATCACAACCATGCTATTTGCATCGGCAAAAGCGCGGCAAAGGCGCTCTTGCTCAGGGAGAGACATTTTGTCCGTTTCGGTTTGGATTTTTGAGGATACAGCCGTGAAAATGAGGGCGCGGAGAGGTGTCATCTAATTTCCATAACAGGCTAAACCATCTTTATCCCGATCCAGATTCGCGCATTTACCGCATTGTTCTGCCGTCCAGCCTGCCGCCACACACGCGGTGCAATTCTTTGGACACGGACCCGGCAGCCCGCCCCCGCTTGTTCCCGATCCTTGTGTTTGTGTCGGCAAAGAACTAGAAGGCGCTGGAGCAGCCACCACCAACAGTTTCTCCGTACTCCCCGCCACTGCCACAACTGCATCATCGCCCGTCACCCACCCCCGCACACCGTCGATCTCCACAACGAACCACGTCCCCGCCGCGTTCCGACCCACCGCCTTGACTGTCTCGCCCGCCGTCAATCGACCCAACCGCTCATAGTCCGCACCCGGACCCGTTCGTATGTTCACATTGCTTTTCGCGGCTATAAACACATCTTCAGCAGCAATTGGCACTGACATAGAGGGGGTAGAAGAAGAAAAGGTGGTGGGGCGAATTGTAGGGGGAGGATTTACAGTAGGAAGGGAGGTATTCCTCGTCAAAAAATAGAGACCTACCGCAGTGACGACCAGCACGCCAAAACCCCGCCAAAGAAGAGCCGAAAGCGAATGTTGCGCCGCGCCGCTCTTTTTTTTCCTCGTTGCGCCCGCCATGCCCATCTCTCTTTGAAACTATTCCTAAACGTAATTAGAACGTAATTGATCTCTTGACTTAGGACATAATTTCTAATACCTTAGAACGTATGCTCACTCTGATCTCTGACACGCTAACCATTCACGAAAAGCGTTTAGCCTCTTGGGTACGCACCTTGTCGCCTGTTGAGCAATTAGCTGTTTGCTGCTGGTTTGAGCGGGGCGACGCGAGATTGCTCCTGATCTTGCACAATGCGAGTAGCCGCTTCCAACAGCACTGCCGCCCGTTTCTGGCGATATGCGGCAATCAGGTTTTGCTCATCATCTGAGAGTTCGCTCATGCGAATTTCTCGATTCGGCGAGTCGGTCAAGCCCAAAAGGTAATCTGATGTAACCCCAAATAATCTAGCAATGCGTAACAGTACGTCCGACGCGGGATCAGATTGATCTGCCTCATAGCGAGCGATTTGGCGACTTGTGATGCGCAAACGATCTGCTAAATCTTCCAGGGTATAGCCGGAAGTTTCTCGTAATGCCCGCAACCGATCCGAACGTAAAGGCATAACATCTCCCTCTATCATCATACTGGATGTCTCCTTTATTAGCGAGTTGTATGTTCACGTTTACGTTACCTCACTGGCTGAATTCCCGGCTTCACTCAACGCAGAGCTGTAAACCAGCTTTTTGCGGTGATGTTGCATCGGTCGTACACTGTATCAGATGTAGTATACTCAACAATCTAAGTTTGTGCAAGATATGGTACGCTGTTTCATTGATGAAA